AGAATAATCGACTTTTGACAGTTTCAATATTACGAGAATCTAAGGCACCGTTCCGATATTCAATTTCTGCAATTTCTTTGAGCTTGTACCCTGCTTGTTGATATAAAAGCGCATTCCGATATTGAGGCTTTAGCTGTTTTAAAGCTGCTAAAATATCATCATTGTAAAGCTTTTTGTAATTGTCTATTCCCATAGCGTTAGAACTAACTTCATCAAAATCTATAATAGATTTATCCGAAGAGAATGTTTCCACATCGTTGTCATCGTTTAGCATATTTTGATGACGTTTTTTGCGCTGGTCCAAATCAAACACGCATCGTTTGGTCACAATATGAAGCCATGTCTGTATCGAACGCTCAGGATTATATGTTTCAATATATTTATACATGTTTGTAAGCACTTCTATATAATTATCTTCCACATCGGAATTATTAAAAGTATAGCGCATACACAACTTGTATATCATTCGGTTATACGGTGTTACGTATTTATCAAATAAGGCTTTTCGCCGTGCAGCTATCTCATCACTGATTACTGTTGTTCCTTCGGTAGCCGCTGAGTATGTCTTTTCCACGCCTCTTGAACATTGAGCACAAACAAGTGATCTGAGTTCATCAATTTGTGGACATTACAATACTGCTTCCACTTATTGTTACTGGAGATAAAGTTATTTCTTACCTCGTTGTCTGTTGGTTGGGGGCATTTGCTGAGAAATTCATAAAAATCTCCCAGCAATTTGCCCAATACCATTAAATGGGGCTGGCCTTCTCTTTGTTGCCTACGCCTTATGTTTCTTGCGTAACTCATTTTCTGTCTAAAGTTTATATATTCTTACATAATATTTGAAAATGTGAGTTGCATCAGCCATATTGTCGTCAACTGGTGTAATATTCCAGCGCTTAATGCAATACTCAATCATCTTCTTTTTATCAGCTTTTCCGTCACCGGTAGCCCATTTTTTTACTGTGCTAACGTTTATGAATTTGGGTTCTGGGAGTCCAAGCTGGGCGCATATCAGATATAAGATTCCTCTAAATTCAGATAGCTTTCGTGCTGCAATGAAGTGTTTTGACACACAAACATCTTCAGCAACGATTAATTTGATATTATATTTATGGATAAAATCAACCAATGTGTCATAAAACATTTTATGATGTTCAATCGCATTTTTACTTTTTCTTTGAGTGAAATTCCATGTTCCTGATTCATGTGTTGAATAATACCCACAGTGCTCTGCTATATCCAAAGCAAGCACATTATCACGTGTAATTTGATTTACTGACTCATTTCCTGTATTTTTTAATTCATTAAGCATCTATAAATGAAATACCGTTAAGTTTATTGACTACAGTCTTATACGGATAATTCTCAGCTATGTTTCCATGACTTACCACCAAAGACGTAATCTGTAATTGATTCAGGGCATCAAAGATGTTAGAAAGCCCTTGCTCATCAGTTGCTTCCAATATCTCATCTAAAATCAAAAGGTCCAGACCTTTATTATCATCACAATTGATATTAGTGAGTTTGTGCATTGCTAAGATATTTGCCAAATTTACCCGTGCCTTTTCTCCTTCTGAGAATTTGTCAAAAGAGCCACAGTCTACACCATCACGAATAATAGAGATAGAAATTTTGTCTCTTATTTTTCCGCTCTTTAAAACAGTGAATCCTGAAAAAGCAATACGAATATCACTACCGATTGCCTCCAAAAACTCATTCGTTATGTGACTGAGAGCATCAATCTTTGTGTTGGCCAAATGAGTCTTGAATTCGATAAAAGTTGCTTCTTGCTCTTTATATGAATTTAGCTTTTGTTCGACGTTTTCTTTTTGGGAAATAGCTAATGTAAGCTCTTTCTCGTATTTTTTCTTGTTGGCTTTGAGTGTTTCAATCATATCCGTTTCAGAAGCGTTTTCAATGTCGTGAATGGATTCCTCGTATGATTGAATAGCACCATTGGCATTGTTGATGTTAAGCTCCGCCCTTTTAATTTCAGACTCTTGTCTTTGAATGGCTTCATCCAATATTGCATAAGCATCATCAAACAGGTTGACACGTACTTCTTCAATTGATTTTTGGAGGATATTCATTTGATTTTGGAGCGCTTGCATTTTGTTGGCCAAACTGGAGGCACCACGGGATAATTCGTCCAACGCCGTACAGGTTTCAGTAATTTTTGTGGACCATTCTATCTTACAATTATTCAAGCGATCCTGCTCTTGACGCGCTTTACGTCCTTCAGCCGTAATTTCTGCAATACTTCTTTCATTGGTTTCGATACTGTTGAGAATATCCTGTGACTCTCCTTTGCGGTCTTGTAATTTTAATTTAACGTCATTTATATCAATATCATTAGCCAATGTAAATTCGTGTTGACATTTGGGACACACAATAACTCCTGCAAGCTGTTTTTGCAGATCAGCAATGTCCGCTTCCAATTGAACACGTTGTGTCCTGAGTCTGCTGTTGTCTGTTTCCAACTTATTGACAGAACTCAACAACATATTGATTTTCTCTTCAGCTTTTGTAGATTTTTTATCAAAATCTTCTTGGAATTTTTCGTACTGTTTCAATAACTTATCATAAGAATTTTTTGCTATAACAATCTTTTTGTCATGCTGAGTGAGCTGTTTTTGCACTTCAGCATATTCTTTAGCTACAACCTCTAATTCTTTTTGATTTTTTATTGATATAGCAGCAAAGTTCCGAGGTAACGGTAAGGTGTGCGATGCAAAATGCTCTGAAATAATTTCAAAACATTCTTTTGCATCCTTTTTACCATTCTCTAATTTTTGTAATACTTTATCTGTTTTATCGTACTGGTCCAATATCTCATTGGCTTTGTTTATGAGAATGTTCTGTTCACGAATATGATTTCGTTTATCAGCAATAGCCTTGTTCCAATTTGCTATACGCTCCGCTTTTTTCTGAGAACGTTCCGTAGATTCTGTGATAGCGGTATTGATTTGTTCCTGCAAGGTTTCTACACGACCAGTATGGTTGGCAACACTCAACTCTGCTTGTTTTAATAATTCCTGAATAGGCACCATGTCCTCCTGCAATGCTATAATAGACTCATCGACTATTACACCATTGCTAAAGCGGTTGATAATTTCTTTCTTTTCACGGTCTGAACTGGAAAGAAAAGACAGGTATTTGTGCTTAGAAAGAATGAAATTGGAAAAGATGTCTTCTTTTGTTAACCCCAATGTTTCTAAAATGAATTTGTTATAATCTGCAACACTTGCCTGCTCTATACATACTTCATTATCTTCAGTTTCGTTTGCACACACACAAACTTTAATAACTTGTGCCGCTTTACGAGAAATGATACGCTGAATGGTTAAACGCTGTCCTGTAGCAGTGTTTAAAAGTAAAAGAGAAACAATAGCTTCATTTTCTGCATCGTTAATTATTTCATCCATTTTAATTTTCCGAAGTGTTTCTCCTGTAATTCCAATAGCGATAGCTTCCAGCATAGCGGATTTTCCAGAACCATTTGAACCTTGTGAATCATTGTCCATATTGTTACCAAAAATCAGTGTTGTATGTTTTTGTAACAATTTATAATCCAATAGCTTAAAGGCGCATAGATTTTTTGCATAAACTTGTATTAATGTCCACATATTAACTGATTTTATCGAGGTATTGCAACCCCATTTCTATATTTGAAATTCCTTTATTGGCACAAAAACTTGTATATTCTTGCTTGATGCCGGATTTGTCAAATTTTTTATCTAATGAATGAGATGTTGTTTCTGTAAGCGTTAGCTCTTCGGTTACGATTTCAACTTTTGTTGCTCCAGCTTCTAAGAGCTTCTGCTTATCAATGTTTACGGCTTCTTGAGTTGTACAATTTATCCTTGTTTTAATTTTGTATCTTCCGTCCGCCTTTATGTCATCCAGCTTATCCAGCAGCTTAGAATTTACTTGACTGGCGTTTATATCTAATACTTTGTAACGGACATTTACTTGATTCTTAACAAACTCATGGCTACCATCACTATATATAATAGTATAGCCTTTTTCTTCATCTTCACCGAAATTATGCTGCCTGGAAGAACCGATATATTCGATGTTTGTTCCTTTAATTGTACAACGGTTATGGTAATGTCCAACAAGAACTATATCAAAATCGCTGAAAATATTCGTAGGAAGTTCTTTTTCATTGGGCGTACTAAGCGCACCGTTGATGCCTTCGTGTATATAAAGTATATTGAAAACAGAATGGTTTAATTCAGTACGGACCATTTCTTTTAAACGATTGACAAAACTTCCATTCTCTGGAAAATAACTCATTATATACAGCTCTACATTATCGCTGATATTTATAATAGAATAGTCGTCTACTACATATACGTGAGGATATTCACTGAACAAATGGCTATAGCCTAAAATGGATTCTTGGTCAACCTTACAATGATTTCCTTCTGCAATTGTAATAGTAATTCCTGAATTAATAGCTTTTATAATAGCTTGACGAACAGCCATTAAAGTGTCGAGTGTTTGGGAAGAACGTGATAACCACAAATCTCCACCAATTATTAAGTCTTCAATTTTATATTGGTCGCATATAAACAATGCTTCATCCCAATTTTTTTGAAACTCTGGAATGTTGTCCTTTGATACATGGATGTCATTGAACAACAAGGCACTTGGTATTTTATTGCTCATTGTGATTCAAATTAAAAAGGGGTATGCTGGTATTTAGTATACCCCTTTTGTGGTGTTAAATAAATGGTTATCTTCTTCTACGTTCGGGACGTGCAGACCGGCGTTCGCGAAGCGGGGTTGCTGCCGGCTCATCAGTGTCATCATTATGTTCACCCCGTCTACGGCCCGTATAAGCGGGGGCTGGTTCCGGTTCGGGTTCCGGTTCTGGAGTTGGTTCCGGTTCAAGAGTAGCTTCTTGAACAGAACTTGAATTTTCACCATCAGAATTAATGGTACTTGAATTCGCATCACTGCGGTTATTGCTATTCTTTGCAACTTCCAATGCGTCTTCAATATCGGTCAGCAAATCCTCATTTGTTTTATTACGAGTAACACGAACATTCAATTCATTGGTATCAATAAATTCTCGTATTGCATCACGTAATTCTTGACCTTCTTCGCTCTTATCACCAATTCCGCGTTCATTGAGATTTTCCCAAATATCCCATAATGAATCCAAATCATTGTCGGATGTCGCATCATTGTCGTTATCATTACGTTCCTTTTTGTCAAATGAGAAATGAGACTTATCATCAGCCGGAAGTTCCATTTTAATTTTCTCAATGGCTTCTTCAATCTCTTTGCTACTCATAACATCCATTTCCATTTTCACATCATATTGTTTCAAGAATTCAATAGTTGCTTCCAAATGAAAACGTGAATAACGATAGATAGCGGATGGAATACGCTGCGTTTCCAATAAAGCCTTGATTTCTTCTTCAGACAAAGGATCCGCGCCTGAGAGCGTATCTATATTGAATGTGTAAGTCGTTTTCTTGTTTTCTTCTTTACGGGTAATTTCTACGGGAAAAGCGTCATTCACTGACGAGATCGGGCACAGGCACTTGGGATTTTTCTCCAGAAGTTTTTTCCATATAGCCAATTTACGATCTTCCAAATCTTTGTACTGAGAATAAGACAGGGTTAGTAATTGGATTCCTTCGCTACGGTTAGCTAAATCCAAAACATACATGGCACGCTGAGAGTTCCATTTTATACCACCCTCAAAGCCAGAGCCTTTAATCTTTTTCATCAGTTTTTCATCATCACCATACTTGTCTTCTGCAACTTGCAAATAAGTGTCAATCAAATCTACAGATAGTCCGGCATAGCTGGAGTGACAAACGTTTACAAAAAGCTGTTTGTCTTTTTTACCAGTGGAACGTGGGTTATCCAGTTTTAAAACTTGTGTTTTAATAGGATACTCGTATCCCTTACGTTCCAAAAGATAATTACCATCAGGCTGTTTTGTTGGAGCTAAGGGAAGAATTCGTACAGGATACGTGCCTACAGAATCAATACGGAAATGTTTGGTACGTTGAAATGACTGACTCTCACTTACACTTTTTTTGACTGCCTCTTCATAAGTCTCTTGGTTTTCCGCAAAGAGGTCATACGGATTTTGAATCATCTCTTCCATAAAATGAAATTATTTGTTTAATTTAGAGAGGGGAAGATTCCACTGTTCGGTATAAGCTCCAGCCCATAGTTCTTTTGCTTCTGGCATCTTGGTTGTTTCTTTTGGTGCAACCCTGATGCCCCATTCAGTGTTTACATGATGAATGATTCTCTCAATAACTTCATTCATCTCACTTGCTTTTTCATTTTTGAGGTTAAAGTATTCATACTTTTTGCCTCCGGGAAGATCACAGATATGGATTGGAGCGTAAATCTCTTCAAAATATCTGTATAGTGCATCTACTGGTGGGTGCGTAGGCAATTGTTCTGAAATTGTTTTCAGCACCACACCAAATAAATACTTCAATTGTGGTAGAGATTTGTTTTTGGTATTGTCCATAATAAGAACGGTATAGTCGCCATCTTTTAAATTTTCAATAGCCAATTCCATCTCTTGTTTTGCTGCCTTATTGTCCTGCACAATAAGGCGTGCTTGACCATGCAACATACTTTTGTTTTTCAAAGAACAGCGCAAAGATAATTACATCAATTTAACCAACAAAATAAAACCAACATTATTTTATAAATAAAAATATAATATACTGTATAATAGTATAATAACATATTATTTATTATTATATTGATTTTTATAAAATAAATATGTTATATCAAGAAAAGCAGTTTTGTCTTCTTCTCTCACAACACGGTACAACCTTTGATTTGTATTAGGATTATTTAGAGGCCCCTTATTAGATATATATGGCCCTAATTTGATATAATCAAAGTTGTTAGGGTCAATTTCCATAGGTAGCTTGTCTCTACCAGAATACCACCCAACTTTTAAATTGGAATGGTTAAAACGAAGATATTGTGCCAATATATTTATATACTTCGGATTTGCATCACCACCCATAAAAGATATGGCTGTTATTCCTCTGTTTTGGCATATCAGCTGTTCAAGTGCTTCTTGTGTTAATAATTTTCCTATATCTTGTGATAAATAAGAAGAGTGGCACCCGGCACAAGCGCACGGGCAACCACTTATATTTATTGCCAAAGTGATTTCATTGGGCAACTCTTGAAACACAATTTTTGTATCTACATATTTCATATCTGCGATTTACCATCACTGTATTGACGATTTAGCGCCTCTACTTGTCTATCACTTCCAAACGCTTTTATGGGGCGCAAATATCCAATAACACGCGTATATTGAGTTACATTGTGACTTCCACAACAGGGACAAGTATCAATAGGTCTTTTGATGATTTTGCCACAATCTTCACATTTACTATTGGGAATATTGAAAGTAAAATAATTGGTTCCATTAGCTATGGCGAAATCAATTAATTTCAGATACTGCTCTTTTGATAAGTGGTCTTCCAAATTAATATGAGCAGCTGACCCTCCATCTGTGTACTGATAGGTCTGATGACCATGTAATATAAATTTGTCCAATACTGAAGTATCATCGTGGGCATTATAAAAATATGAGTTATATAAATTCTCATCTTCTGGAACAACATATCCATCTTCTTTATCCCATTTATAATTCTTTCCTCCCAGCCCTTCTGCTGGCACAACTTCTGAATTAAACAGGAAAGGTCGTTTCCTGTCATGGATAGAATGCAGTTTATTTTGTTCTTTAATAGTGCCCAAAATGAGTTGAAGGAACTCAATATATTCTGGGTTATTACTTACTTTCATTCCCAGGAATTTAGCAGCTTCATTCAACCCATTGATGCCTATGGTGCTATATAATTTACTGATATAAATATAACCGCCATTGGAAGCGGCAAACATTCCCTTGTCTTCAAGGTCGTATAGCATTGTTTTAAAAGCAATATGATACTTATAGACTCTTTCAAGAATTTCTTTCAAGTAATTTTTAATAAAGGAAGTGTTTTCTTTCCATCCGCCATGTAACCCATAAGCCTTTGCGCAATTTTGTATTATTCTATTGATATTCAGAGTTATCACATTACAACTTCCTGTCATCACACCAGTCAAGCCAGAAGTGGGGCTAAAAGTATTTTCTGCCAATTCATTTCTAAGCCGACAGCATGATGCAAGGCTGTCTGCACTATCGGAAATATAAGTAAAGAACGAGTGTCCTTCCGCATACATTTCGGCACAAAGTTGTTTGTATTTTAGATCGATTATATCCTTGCCATTGTGAACCATCGCAAAAGTTTCTACCGGAAAGGTTAATACTTGCTTTAAACGTATTTGATTAAACCATTTCATAAACATACGTTGTAATGTATCAATAGCTATCCATTCAGGCTTACTTCCATCCGGATAACAAAATTCTCCAAAGAGCGATGTGAAATACGTATGGTCATAATAAGAAATATTTGTAAATGGGCTTTGATAGCTGCGATTTCCAGCTGGCTGATTAACACCCCACACAAACTGTTTAAACGCTTTTAGGATATTATCACGCACTGTTCTTTTGATTAAACAATGTGGTGAGGAAGCTTCGCAATCCAGTTTTTCATACCATTTATCCCCAAACTCTTTAACAACATAATAATTCAATGCTATGAAATATTCGCCTACTGCCACAGCCCCTTTGCATTGGGAAGAAAGCAAGAAAACCAAGTTGGTAATTTGACCACTGAAAGATTGTAAATCGTTAGGTTCCGAAGGGGTTACACCATCAATGTTGCCTACACCTTCAGTCAATAGTGGATATAAACTGACAGCCATACAATATTGCTTTAACACAGGAGTAGACGCTTCATCGTGTGTATAAATAATATGGTGGTTTAGGTCTGCCTCATATTGTTTTGCTACTTCTGGAAATAGCATGTTCAATTCGTCTTTCATACGTTGACGTTGAATTATCCGGTTGGTCGTTTTATATACCTCTCCTTCCAGATTTGCTACATTTTTCATCGTTACATTAGCGTTCCCATCTGTTTCTGATGAAGAAGCAGCATTGTCTATTGATTGGCTGTATTGATTCATGTAATCAATACGCTCTTTGACAAATCGTGTATTTTTACGTTGCTCACGATATAAAATAAACGATTTGGCTATATCGTAATATCCCAATTGCATTAACGCCCGTTCCACATAATCTTGAATTACTTCAACGGGCACCGGCTTGTTGGCATAAACAAGACGAATTAGTTTATCAACGGACTTCACGATCTCCGGGTCATATTCTGTATGTTTACTATCAAAGGCTTTCTTTACAGCATTGCCTATTTTTACAATGTCAAAATTTACAATCTGACCATTTCTTTTTTGTACCTTCATTCTATTTTTCTATATTTTTCTACAGCTTCTTTAAATTGATGAGTTTTGGCGTATCCACAGCACTTCAGTTCGGGACAAAAACCACGATAAACACATGATGGAACACATTTGCTTACAAGAATTGGATCTATTTTTTCTAATTCATTCAGCATTAGCACCCATGCCTCTTTAGTTTCTTTGGAAGCACAATTGCATAACCTTACTCTTGAAATTGCCATTATTTCTTGTGCATTGGCGGTCATATCCATTTCATTCAACTCTCCTTGCATATGTTCTCCTCTGGGAATCTGTGACCCAGTACGATCTGGACGTTGCGTATGAACAAACTTCTCACAACCTATGTGATGCCGAACAAAATGTACTGTCACCCATTGAGGTACTTGTTCCCATGTCCATTCATATTCTAATAAACGAATAGGAGAATGCTCTGCCAATAGCATTTTAGCTTTCCATGAATTGGATGGTTCTTTATCAAGTGGTGGTTTGCCAACAGTTCTGCGTGCCGCATTTAATACACGATTCCAGGAAGTAACTGGACTTAATTTGGTTACTTTAGTCATGTTCTTTTATTTTAATAATGATTATTGCAGTCTATAATGAGACTTAAACGATACTTGACTTATGATATTTATAATAGCCACACTTGTCTCAAACTTTCAAAATTAAATATATTTGAGCAGTGTGGCTATTATAAAATTATACATGATTTTACTTGCCTCCTTTATCCAGCGAAGAAAATCAAAAGATGTATTAAAGGCCTAAATATTAGAATATATTAGGCGTGTAAATTACTGTTTTTAATAATATAAGAAGATTTTATTCATCAATTGATTTGCGAAAGTAAGAATAAAATATTTTATAACAATATTATATGTATTAAAAATATATTAATTTTTATATTTAATACATATCAATATATATACTTATTCATCCTTATATGTATATAATAAAGTTCTTTATTTTTATTTGTAACAACTGCATACGGTGGTCTTAGACCATATTTTCTATAATCTTTCAGACACCTCCAGTATTTTGTTTTCCGAAAGAATGTATCTTGGGAAGCGTATCCAATATGCTCTATTAGCTCAGGAGGCGGTTTGTTATACTTTAGAAATTCACACACATCCATTAACAATTTGTACTCTATTGGAGCTTCATGCTTCATTAAAAAACCTATTCGGGTCTCATCAAACTTTT